GCCTGCTTTCCACGATAAGTGGTCAACCCTCTACGCAAGCTACAGGGTGTACTACACCAAGTGGACGATCACCTTCGCCAGCATGCGAGAATCCTATGCACTAAACCACCTCGCCGGTGGTGGCGCTGTAGGAGAAACACACCCCACTTCTGACGCTACTCACAATGACGCGTCTATCAACCCAGGGATCGTGTTCTGGGAAACTACAGACACGGCTACCAGCAAGCAAGCCGAAGCGATTGACAAGAATGTACTCCGAGAGACCGGTAGGTATACCAACAACGTTGCCTACCGTATGACGAGTGGAAACCCGTACAAGATCTATCGCCTATCGGGAAAGGCTACTCCTAAGGCTATCCTGAAGTCGCCTCAAGATGCTAATGAGCACACTAATTTTGGGAGCAATCCCAGTCATGAGGCCTTTCTACACGTTGGTCACATGTCCAAAGATGGCGGGACTACTGGCAAGATCCGCTTTGATATTAAGATTGAGTATTTTGTAGAGTTAAGTGATCAGACTGGAGCTGAGAACGAGAATTAGCTACGTCGCCTCGATCTGCCGATTCGGCTTTGTTGTTTCTATGTTGTGTATATAGTCGTTCATGTATATTTTCAAAAAAAAAATAAAATAGCCCCAACCTTAGGGGCCCAAAAACTTTAACCCTAACCGGGCACGTTTTATTAATGTTAAGCCGAGCACTACATCGCGTTAACCCTAACCGGGCACGCTATACAAACCAGTCACTCACTCCTGTGTCAAATCTATCAAATCCAAGACTTCGTCGTCCTCCTCCTCGTCCTCGCCCAGGTGCATGTGGTCTGGCAGGGGCGGGAGGTCTGGTAGGGGTTCTACAATCCTCTCCCCAAGCGAAGGGAAGTGCGTCACCCGAAAACGCTTCATAATAGGGATCAACTCCCTCTCGTCCTCCCAAATATCCCTCGGATGATAATTGCTCGTTATCACCACTTTCTTCGGTCGGATCATCCCAGTATTTCCATGCTTCTTCTCCGCATTGAAGGTGTAAATGTCCGTCCAAACCTTCAGTAAACGGCACATCCACAGTCTGCTGGTCGGGTCGACGTCCTCCACAATAACAGTTTCCTGATCAGCATATCCATCCCACCATTTGTTACAATCTTTTAGATACGCATTAGGGTTTTCCTTTCTAGCTACATACGATTTCCCCGTTCTAGATGGGCCATAGTACCACTCCATCAACGTGTTAGGCTCAAGGTGATTCAACTTACGTTCAAACAGCGCATCGTCCCTAATGCGCTTCATCGTTGAGTAATGCCTCACTGCAATGTCCGGCATCTCATTTACCATCGTTGCAATATCACCCTCTCTCGCCAAATCCCAAGCACGCTTGTAGCGCTTCTTCTCTCTTTCACCTTTCTCCTCATCAAACTTAGGGCGATCACCTATCTCGTAGAACCTCCCGTCCTTCGTGCAGTAATCATAGTTCTGCTTCACAGTGCCCTTAGCTATCTCAACATGAGCTCTAGAGCCTACGCTGTCCTTCACACTCCTCAAACGACAAGCGTTCTTGAACACAATAAAGCCTTGGAGATGGGGAGTCCCATTCTCTCCGACTTCATTCCCATAGACAACATAGCGGACCTTCTCACGATCAACATCGTCAATATGATCCACTTCACCATCGGTAGGGTTGTTCAGAGTGAAGCACCAGTTTCTAGATTTCATTGCAGGCATGTTTTCAGGATATAGGTGTCCTACCTCAACAAGCGTACGGTTGAAATGAAGAAATGTTTGATACTATTATCCGAGAAATTCAATATATTATATACATTTCTTATCCCACAATTATTATGATTATAAATGCTGGCCTCTGATTGGTCGACAGTGTTGGCACACTCGACCCGGCACATATGGTCAGGGGTAATACTGTACCCTGACCATAATTCATTCTCCATTGTATGCAATGCCGAAACGCTACAGAGCCCAACGTAGACTCTTCGCCCGCAAGCGTCGTAGAACGTATAAGCCGAGCATGGCGGCGACTAAAATCCAACGTCTCTTCCGCCGTAAAAGGCGTCATATCATTCCTCGATCGTCAGGAAGGAAATATGTCGGCCCAAGTAGGGGCCGGTTTGTCATGTATAATCGCTTGCTGCAACACAGAATCCGTACTAAGCTCGTCTACTGCGACACGAAGTCCCTCGCAGCCACCTCTACCCAAAACAAGTTCGTCTTCCGACTCAATGGAATCTTCGATCCCGATCAGACTGGAGGAGGACACCAGCCTGCTTTCCACGATAAGTGGTCAACCCTCTACGCAAGCTACAGGGTGTACTACACCAAGTGGACGATCACCTTCGCCAGCATGCGAGAATCCTATGCACTAAACCACCTCGCCGGTGGTGGCGCT